CTTCAGTCCCGTTTTTACGGGATTGAAGTCCATTAGTATAGATTAGTACGGCATTACGATGCCCACATAACTTGACACAGGTCCTCATCCGTTGTATACGGTTGAGTGAACTTGCATTCAGGTTATTGTGAACGAAATATATTTGTTTTCTAGGTTTAGTACACCCCCGGCCATTTTTGGCGTGAAACGTACCAACATCATTTTATGAGACACATATTAAGTGTATAAAATATGCTGTTAGAATTAGAGCATTACAAAGATTTTGTAACACAGTTTGATCAGTATGAGTAGCATTAGAACGGAGCTACAAGATTTTTCCGTTTATTACTGATTCCGAGGAATTCGGATGTTTAATTGAACACAGTCAATTTGACAGATCCATGACGGTAGATTTCCGTCCCCAGGTGTTTACGCTTTAACACCTTATTGTTAACAAAGTATACGCATTTATTTTTCAGGTACAGTATACCTTTGGAATAAACGGGAGTAGCGTCCCTTAATAAGATCCATTAAAATACTCTATTATGTCGACGAAATCGTTGACACTTGCTGGTGGTTGTATCAACTCGATCGCCAGTGACAGCCGTATGCTGTCTAGTGACATGCCTTTTGGTAGTTTGTGTGGTCAAACTACACGTTCTGGATGCACTTGTTGCAGTCCAGTTGCTCGCGAGCGCGAAACGTCCTCGACCCGTTTGGTTAATAAAGAAGACGCTTCGCCAACTTGCGACCCTTTGAGTGGGGAGTCATCACTCAACGTAAAAACTAACGAAATAGTAAGAAAGAATGCATCAGAGGTGCTTAATGTACCTTTGAGAAGACATGCGAAGGTTCATTTTCCTCAAAATGGAGTGAAAGAAGAACATAAGGAAAAGCTCCAGGAAGCTATTGATGATTCTCTCCAGAATACTGGAGAAGGAGAAGATGTTGAAGCTGTCATTGGTGAACACTTTACTGCACAGTATTTAGTGGAGTGTTTAAGTTCGCTATTTGAAGATTTAGCGCACATTCCAAAATTGAAAGTGGATGCAAGTTTTGCAAAACAATTGGAAAGAATCGTTGCATTACTTACTAGTTTAATTGATGCTCGAAGTTGGAAAGGAGTTGTTGGAGCCTTGACTTTGTATTTTGATTGCTATGTGGATGGATCGATTACAGGTACTTGTCTGGATTATGTTGGAAAACTTTTCAAATTTAGCCCTCAGGCTGGAGAAAAAGATACAGAAGATTTACCTGCATTCATCAAGCTTATTCGCTTGGCAAGAGACAATTTTTCAGTCTTAAAAGGAAATGCATTATTTGGGCACTTTTCTAAATTTCTAGGATTAGTTGTTGCTGTCGGCATGTGTAACACAGCCGATGTGACTTTTAACATAGGGAAGTTTAAATTATTCGAACCATGTTTGAAAACTGCTCATGGAGATGCAGAAAATATCCTGGAAGCATTGTTTTATTCGGTAACCTTTTTTATTGAGCGTATTTATTTTTGTTTCAAAAACAAAAATATTGCTCCACTGCTAATAAGCGATGAGGAAGCAGCTGATATAGACGAGGAACTTGCACAAGTCACATTGTTCTGGGCGCTACATCGAAATGGTAACCTTTTTGACGTAAAAGGAATTCACGAGTATGAATTTGAGAGACGCTTAAATAATTTAGGTGTAAAGTTGAAGAACTTATTGGCGTGTAAAACAGGAATTGAGAAAAGCATTGTCAAAGATAAGTATGTGAAAATTCTCCAAATGATCAGTGATCTCACTCTGCTTAATACAAGTGGAGAACTTCGAGAGGCTCCTTTTAGTATTGAGCTATTCGGAAATAGTGGAGTAGGAAAGAGCACAGCTTACAAGCAATTGTGTAATGTCTTACTCGCTAGTGCTGGACACAATTTGGATGAAAAGTATCGTTGCGCAATTAATGCTGACGATCCATATATGTCTAATTGGACTTCGGATAAAACAGTAATGTTGCTCGATGATTTTGCCAATGCCAGAGCTGACAAGACCACAGAACCCCCGACAAAATATATTATTTTAGCTAAGAATAATGCACCAGCATATGCTCCAAAAGCTGAAATAGAAGGAAAGGGTAAGTGTGCTATTAAGCCCAAGATTTTGTTTATTACAACAAATACTAAAGACTTGGCAGCAGCAAAATATTCAGTAAATCCATTTTCCATTCAAAATCGTGCGGATTTTGTTTTGTCAATAGAGAATAGACCTGAGTGTCTGAAGTCTTTTGAAGGCTCAACAACCATTGATCGCAATAAATGCGATGAATGGCATCAGAATAACGGTCTTGATAACTCTATGATTGAGGACATTTGGCTCATCACAATTGAAAAGCCAGTTCGTCCAGAAGATGAATCATTTCTCGCTAAATACAAAGTTGTCAAAAACGATGATGGAAAATTAATGGAGAAAGTGAGTATGCAGGAAGCTGCTCGGTTTCTCATAAAACGTTATGCTGAATTTCGAGAAGACCAGAAAAAGATTCTTCAAAAGTCAAAAGAATTGAAGGAAGTGGACTACACCTTGTGCGGTATTAATGGATGCCAGTGTCCCAAGTTACTTTGTGACGTGCACAAGGGCATGCATCCACAATCTGGAGAGCTTGGTGAGCGACTTAGCAACACAATTGATAATATTGCAGAAGGAGCTGCATCAGCAGTTACGAAGCAATTTACGTGGTTAGCTTTTAATGCCGAAAGCGTCACGACAGTTGCTTTGATTGCGTCGAGCAGATTATTCGCACAATATTTTGATTGGATGATGCTGTTACCAGAAGATTGGGTTAGATCCCCTGTATTCTTATCATTTGCAATGTTATTTAACAAAGAGCAAATAGCTAGGAATTATATTAAACAGTCATTATTTAATTGGTTTCCAGTATTATGTCTTATTTTGACAGGTAAATTGCATCCAATCATGTATGCCTTTGCTTGTGTTTACGCATTTTATGCATTCTTTAGGCAGCTTGGCATGGGTGTCATTGTCAAGGATAAGTATCGAGAAGAAATTTGTGCTAGAAATGATTGCATTCATTCTAGTGTCAAAACTTATCGAGATGAGATTAGTAAATATGCAGCCAAGGGCGTTCTCGCATTGGGAATTATATGGGCAGCTTCTAGATTTCTAGCCAAAATGTCCAGAAATTATTATAAACCCCAAGGCAATCTCGATCCCCAGACTCAAGAAGATATTAAGGCTCGAGATAAGGAGGAAAATTGTTGGGCACAACAAACCATTCGTAAATTGCCAATGTCTAGTGTTGCCAAGAGTTCCACTCCAAGTGAAACTGAAGGGAATGTAGTTAAGAACTTATTTTATGCTGAAATCAAGGCAAAAGGGAAAACACTTGTAGCAAATACCACATATCTTACAACCAACGTGCTAATGCTTCCTGTTCACTACTTCATTGATGACCATCTTGAAGTAGAATTTTATAAGGATAAAGCGCAAAAATGTGGAGGTAGGCATAGTTACAAAATTTCTCAAGACGCCAGTGTCCGCATTGGTAATTCTGACATGGCTATTTGTTATGTTGCTGCAGGAGGTTCGATGACTAATTTGTTACCGTATTTACCGACTGAGGATTTGAGCACACACCAATTTCACATGATTTATCGCCAAGAGAGTGGTGAAATATGGAGAGCTAATGGAATAGCAAGTTATGGTGTCGCTAGTAATGGTTTTGCAACTTTTCCTGGAGGTGAATATTCACGCTTAGACAAAAATACTTTTAGTGGTCTTTGTGGTGCACCATTAATCTCTCATGGAGGTGGCTCCATGATTAGTGGGTTCCATCTGGGTGGAAATGACAATACACCCGAAGGATGCTACGGCACTTTATTTTATCAAGATGTGCTCGATGCTATGACACAATTGCAACAATTGCCCGGTGTGGTACTGCCAGGACACAATGGAAAGGGCTTTAAACCCCAATTATTGAATAAACAAATCTTGTTGGATGAACCAATTCATAACAAGAGTCCGGCTAATTATTTACCAGAAGGGGCAACATTGCAATATTATGGTCCCTGTATTGGTAAAAATCAATCCAGGACTACAGTGCAAGATACGCCAATAAGTCCGGCTGTAGCACTAACATGCAATGCACCGAATTGCTATATGCCCCCAAAATTCAAGCCCCAATGGTGGGGAGAACAGAAGTGCTTGGCAAACATGAGTAAGCCAGGCAAAGCCTTTGAATTTTGGCTTTTAACAGCTGCGGTGAAAGATTATCGTAGTGCTTTATTCGCAAAGATTGATGACTATTGGAGGTCTATGCGACCATTAACACATTGGGAAAATTTCCTTGGTGTTCCAGGTTGTCGATTTATTGACAAACTTGTTGAGAAGACATCAATGTCAATACTTGGACTTAGTCCCACTGCCAAACGTCATTACATAGTGAAAACTATAGATGATGATGGAAAAATTTTGGACATTAGTTTTACACCAGAGATTCAAGAATTGATTGATGAAGCAGAGTCTGCATATTCGCGTGGAGAAAGAGCTTGGACAATCGCTGTTGCTAACAAGAAGGATGAGGTCTTAGACAAGGAAAAATGCAGAATGTTCTTTGGAAATTCTGTGGTTTTAACTTGGCTAATTAGGAAATATTTCCTTCCAATAGCAAGATTTATTCAAATGAATCCATTAGCATCTGAATGTGCTGTAGGTATTAATGCTCTTGGACCAGAATGGGAACAGTTTCAAGAACATGTTCTCAAATATGGAGAAGATCGCATATTGGCTGGAGATTATGGTAAATATGATCAGCGACTTCCTGCCCAATTATTGACTGCTGCATTTGATGTTTTAATAAGCATCGCAGAAAAATGTAGCTACAGCGAGCAGGATATCAAGATCATGCGTGCTATGGTGTCTGATGTTGTATATTCACTCATAGCCTTCAATGGAGATTTATATGGTATTGTATGTGGATCACATATTAGTGGAAACTCTCTCACAGTTATTTTGAATGGGATCTGCGGCTCACTTAATCTTAGGTGTATCTTTTATAAATTATTTCCATTTAACAGTTTCGAGGAGCGTGTTCCATTTAGAGATGCAGTTGCATTGGGAACATATGGTGATGACAATACTGGTTCCGTCAAGGAAGGTTTTGAAAAATTTAATATGATTTCTGTTTCAGAAGGTTTGGCGGAATATGGACAGGAATACACAAATCCTGACAAAAGTGAAGCTAAAATTCCATTTTTGCCGAAGGAGCAATGGGAATTCTTGAAGCGGAAGAATGTTTACAATCCCGAACTTGATTGTCATCTTGGTGCTTTAATAGACAAATCAGTCTTTAAGAGTTTGCATTCATATATGCGAGGCAAAAGCCCAGAACTTACAAAGGAAATGGCTTGCGCCACCAATATTGATGGAGCCTTGCGTGAATGGTTTGCGCATGGTAAAGATGTTTACGAAAAACGCAGAGCAGAAATGAAAATTGTTGCACAGGAGATTGTAAATGGTGTTCCTGTGGCAAGCCTGTGTCGTGAATTAGATGTCACGTATGAGGATAGAGTTGATAATTGGAAATCCAAATATCGATTCTAGAGTTCTTCATTTTCTATGTGTTTGAAATTGTGGCCCTATGTTGGGCATGTGGCCATTGCCGACCACTATAAAACGGCAAAACCAGTTTACAGTCTGGTGCGGAGCAGAGCAAAACTGTTGTCTATGATTGGATACCATATCATGATTGACTAGGAAATGGATAGTAGCCTAGCCATGTAAAGGCTTTCATAGATACGATTTAGCCCTATTTAGGGCGTGCTTATCACACAACAAAACTTCCCAGTGCAAGACTTTGAGCGCGATCTTGTATTAACTGAATAGTAGCTTACTGATTTTTATGATAATAGAAACATTAGCTCGATGAATAGAGCACATCGCGCCAGGGAGATGTTAAAAACTCGTGGCAACCCAAAATTAGTAAGCAGCCTACTCTCAGAAGAGTACGCTGCACTAACAGAAAGAAAGAAGAGAAAAGTCAAAACAGTGATTATTCGAGCAGCTTTGGATGTATTGAACGCCGATGTTGCATTCTCGGATCACTGTGTTTATTGTGGCTGGCCAAATTCATATTGCGATTGTATCGAATGTCTAAATCCGAAGGGTTTCAGACCACAGAGCGGGACAACCAACGACAGCAATATAATGAAAATAGGAAACAAGTCTCAATACCAAAACGTAAAATTCGCTGATCAACATGATCCATATATGTATCAAGTTAAAAGTCGAGTTGATCCAACTAGGACTATGCAAGACTCAGACGATGCCATGTTAGAGAATTTCTTTTCTCGACCCATTAAGATATTTTCATCTCAATGGGATGTCGGAGCAACTTACTTTGAACAATTTAATCCTTGGAGTTTATACTTGAATAATCCAAGAGTGTCCAATAGGATAGCCAACTTTAAATTGTTGAGAGGGAAGTTGAAACTTAAATTTGTGATTAACGGAAGTGGATTTCAATATGGGCGACTTATTGCATCATATTTGCCCCTGGCAACAGCGGATGCATTGTCTGAAAATAGGGATATTGTACCACAAGACTTAGTGCAAGCTTCACAGCAACCTCATGTCTTTTTGGATCCCACCATGTCCACAGGGGGAGAAATGGAATGTCCATTTTTCTGGTACAAGAATTACATTTCCATCCCCCAAGCCGAATGGGGTGCTCTAGGTGAAACAACAATTAGATCATTTAGTACACTTAAGCATGCCAATGGCGCAGCAGACCGTGCTACAATCTCGGTATTTGCCTGGATGGAGGATGTATCTTTGAATATGTTAACATCACAAGAGCCTTCAACTTTGACCCCACAGTCTGGGGTAAAGAGTGAAGTTGATACCGCTAACATGAATGGTGTTGTGTCTGCACCAGCGACAGCAATTGCTAAGGCTGCGGGGGCTCTGAAATCAGTTCCAGAAATTGCACCATTTGCGTTAGCTACTGAAGCCGGCGCAACTATGGTCGCGAAGATAGCAAAGTCGATGGGCTATAGCCGTCCTCCAGTGACCAAAGACCCAGAACCTTTCAAGCCTTTATCAATCTCTTCATTGGCGACAACTACAACTCCAGATGGAGCTCAAAAGTTAACAATTGATGATAAACAGGAACTAACGATTGACCCAACAATTTCAGGTATAGGTCCATGTGACCCGCTCAATATTCAAGAAATTGCGAAAAGAGAAACTTATCTTACACAGTTTACTTGGACTCAAGGAGAAGCTCCTGAGACATTCCTTTGGAACGCCAGAGTCGATCCTGTTCAATGGTTGGAGAGACCAGGTTTGAGAACGGAATATCATCTTACCGCGTCAGCAATGGCTGCTTTGCCATTTCGTTATTGGACGGGAACAATGAAATTTCGTTTTCAAGTTGTTTGCTCTTCATTTCACAAAGGACGTATCAAGGTCGTTTATGATCCAGATTTTATTTCAGGAACTGAGTACAATACCAATTATATGGAAGTTATTGACATTGCTGACAAGCAAGACTTTACCATTGAGGTTGGTATTGCACAAGATGAACAATTGCTTGAGCACTCTTTGCCTGGAGTTGATGCAGTGGGAAATGTCCATACTGGACTCTCTGCTTTCACTTCTAAAGGTAAAGGTAATGGCGTACTGGGGGTTTACGTCGTCAATGAATTAACAACCCCCAATTCAACTGTGAATAATGATATTCAGGTTAATGTATTTGTCTCTATGGGCGATGATTTTGAAGTTTTCGTACCAGATGATCATTTCCAATATTTTGTGTATAAACCACAAAGTGGAGAAAAAGAAACTATTATACCTGAAGGACACAATACCGATGAAATGAATGCTCCTCAACAAGAGGATTCAGAAGTTTTGGGTAATGGAACAACTGACAATGGTCTTATCAATAAAGTTTTTATTGGTGAGGCCATTTCTTCATTTCGCCCATTACTTAAAAGATATAATTTGCATTCGACTCTCACAGAAACGTTGGGCACTAGTCCAATTGTTCTTTTTGGTCGTCGAAATATGTTTCCATATCTACGTGGTAATGTACAAGGAGCCGTTAACACTAGTGTCTCTGGCCCTTACAATTATTGCAACACAGTTATGCTTCATTGGGTCGTTGCGGGTTATTCTGGGTGGAGAGGATCCATCAGATGGAAGATCATCCCTCGCGGAGTTTTAACCCCAGGAGAGAAACCAATGATCCAAGTTCAACGTGCTCCATCGAGCACTACTGAATATTGGCAAGATCGTGCAGTGCCGTATAGTCCTACAGCACATAATGACGCGACGATCGAATCTGTTCTAGATAGAAATTACATTATTGGACAGCCAGATTTGCCTTCGTATCCCAGATCTTTTACGGGAACACAAGGTATGGCACTGTACAATGGTTATGTCAATCCTGTTGCAGAATTCGAATGCCCTTACTATGAAGCAGCCCGATTTGTTCCAGGCAAAACTGAGAATTTCACGGGTCAACCATCAGGACTAGAGGAGAAGTGGGATTACCTCATTCATTGTAATGGAGGTACTGACACCATCTTTGAGGCGTATTGCGCTGCAGGAGAGGATTTTCAAACCTACTTTTTCACGGGGATGCCACCTATTTGGTATGAACCATCCCCACCAGGTGTACCTCCATAAGGGAGGCACTGGGAGTAAACCCAGCAAATCTGCCAGCAAGAGCTATAATCTTGTTACCATGCTGTGGCCGCATGGGTGCACCCATTGGGTGTGAAACTGGCCTCGCCTTATTTGTTGTAGACAACAATTTTTACTGGCGAGAGCCAGGTTTTATACAGGAGTCACAACTTTAATTAGCGAGCCCAGTTTAAAG